CCCTCAGATACTTCTGAAAAGATTAGCAGAGTCAGTTGCAGATGTAATTTTTGCAGAAGTATCTGAGGGTCTCGCGCTTTCTCAGAAGGATAAACTCGCTTCTCTTGCTGAAAATGTTGAGTTTGAAAGTGAAGAAAACTATCGTGAGAAACTAGTCACTTTAAGAGAATCTTATTTCTCTTCAAGAGTCTCTAGTGCTCAAAGAGATGACTCTGAAAACTTGTCTGAAAGCACAGATGTCCAAAATATTCAACCTCAAGTAGGTGGAATTATGGAAGCATATCTTCAGACTCTTGGCAGAGTTGCCAAAAAGTGATTTCTAAATTATAAAAATTCAAACTAACAATTTTAAAAAGAGGTAAAAACAATGCAAGGGTTCAACACCGAACTATTGCAGGAGAAGTGGGCTCCTATTCTAGACTATCAAGGTATGGATCCAATTAGGGATTCACACCGTAGAGCCGTAACCGCTGTCCTGTTAGAAAACCAAGAAAGAACTCTCCGCGAGGAGCGTGAGTTTCTTTCAGAATCACCAACCATGAACACTGGTTCATCTGGTGCAACCGCTGGTTTTAGTGCTAATGCAACTCCAGCTGGTCCTGTTGCAGGTTTCGATCCTGTTCTAATCAGCCTTATTCGCCGTTCAATGCCTAACTTGGTCGCTTATGACCTTGCTGGTGTTCAACCAATGAACGGTCCTACTGGTCTCATCTTTGCGATGCGTTCAAGATATAATGGTCCTACCATTACCAACGACGAAGCATTCTTCAACGAGCCTGACACTGCATTCTCTGCACAAGGAAGTACTCGCGCTGAAGCTGGTCTTGGAAATCCATATGTTGCTAACTCGGACGGTGGTTCAGTTGGTTTTGGTACAACTGCTGCCCATGGAGGAACAAACCCAGGTCTTTTAAGTCCAGATAGCAATACCACACAAGCTGCTTATACAGTTGGTCGTGGTATGGATACTGAGGATGCAGAATCACTCGGTGAAACCAATGGTGCGCAGTTTAATCAGATGGGCTTCTCAATCGAGAAGATCACTGTTACTGCAAAATCACGTGCTCTGAAAGCAGAATACAGCCTTGAGCTTGCACAAGACCTTAAGGCAATTCACGGTCTAAATGCAGAAGCAGAACTCGCTAATATTCTTTCTAGCGAAATTCTTGCTGAAATCAACCGCGAAGTTATCCGTACCATCTATAAAGTTGCAAAATCTGGTGCTCAGCACAACGTTGCAACTGCTGGTAAGTTTGACCTTGATGTTGACTCAAACGGTCGTTGGTCTGTTGAGAAGTTCAAGGGTCTTATCTTCCAAATCGAGCGCGATGCAAACGCAATCGCAGTTGAGACTCGTAGAGGAAAGGGTAACATGATCCTCTGCTCCGCTGACGTTGCTTCGGCACTCACCATGGCAGGCGTTCTTGATTACACCCCAGCACTCAACGCTAACCTTCAAGTTGATGACACCGGTAATACTTTTGCTGGTGTTCTCCAAGGTAAGTATCGCGTATATATTGACCCATATTCGGGTGGTTCAAACCCTGGCGCTTCAGGTGGTCAATACTACGTTGTTGGTTATAAGGGTTCTTCACCTTATGACGCAGGTCTCTTCTATTGCCCATATGTTCCTCTCCAAATGGTTCGTGCCGTTGGTGAGAACACCTTCCAGCCTAAGATCGGCTTTAAGACCCGTTACGGTCTTGTTGCTAACCCATTCGCTGAAGGAACAACCCAGGGTCTTGGTAGACTTAATGTTAATAGCAACCGCTATTACAGAAGAGTACAGGTTCTCAACCTTATGTGATCTAAGATCACATATTTCCAGAGGGTCTTCGGACCCTCTTTTTTTTATCTAAATAAAAATAAAAATGGCGAATAATATTTTTAGTAATCAAATACAGAATAGAAACTTTTTATCTCCAATAGGATTTAAATTTACTCTACAAAAATATCAAAAAGTTTCTTTTTTCTCAAATGGTTGCAGAATTCCTGATATTACATTAAACACAGCAGTTCAAAGCAATTACTTTAAAGCGATTGATATTCCAGGAGATCAAGTTGAATATGGTGATTTTTATTTGAGATTTCTTGTTGATGAGGATATGACAAATTATATGGCAATCCATAATTGGATAACAGCATTGGGATTTACTCAATCTCATGAACAATTTAAAAAATTAATAACTGATGAAAATGGGATAGAAGATCCAAAATTACAATTCAGTGATGGTATTTTACAAATATTAAATAGCAATTATAAAACAACTGCTAATGTTATTTTTAAAGATTTATATCCAGTTTCTTTAACTTCTTTAGAATTTGAAGCAACTGACACTGATGTTAATTACTTTACAGCAGAGGTAACCTTCAAGTATACTATTTACAATATATTAGATAAAAATAATAAACCACTATGAACCTTGAACAAATTCAGGAAATGTGGGAAAAAGATTCTGTAATTGATCCTGATAATCTACATGATGAATCTTTAAAAATACCCCAGTTACATTCAAAGTATTATACAGTTTATAATACAGTAACTCTTCTACGAGAAAAGGCAAGAGAAACCTATAATAAGGTGCGTTTAGAACGTTATAACTACTACACAGGAAAGGCACCAGCAGAGGTTTATGCAGAAGAACCATTTCCGTATAAGGTTAGAGAGAAAGAAGCATTACAGAGGCATATGGATGCCGATGAGAGATTGAATAAAATTGATCTTAAAATTAGATACTATGATATTATGCTCAAATTTCTTGAGGAGATTATTAAAACTATCTCAAATAGAACTTTCCAGATCAAAAATGCTATTGAGTGGCATAGGTTCCAATCAGGGTTTAATTGAACAAATAAATACTCATAAGTAATATTATGAGTATATGTCTCATTTGATAATTTCTAAAAAGAATGAGGTTTACCTACAAGTAAAGGCAGAACCTCATGTTTATTATGAACTGGCAGATCAATTTACTTTTGATGTACCAGGCGCAAAGTTTATGCCCCAGTTTCGCAACAAATACTGGGATGGGAAAATACGTTTGTTTAATACCCAAACTGGAGAAATATACGTTGGATTATTAGATAAACTTATAAGATTTTGTGAAAATCACAATTATACTTATGAGTTTGCAAATAATAAATTCTATGGTCTTCCATTTGAAGTCAACGAAATGATTTCAAAGGAAGGTGTAAAAGATTATATGAACTCTATTTGCAAGTACTCTCCCCGCGAGTACCAAGTTGAGGGAGTATACGACGCTTTACGACATAATAGAAAGTTGCTGATATCACCAACTGCTTCTGGAAAGTCGTTGATGATATATTCAATTGTGAGATATTACGTTGAGAAAGGACAAAATACTCTGATAGTCGTTCCAACGACATCCCTTGTAGAGCAGATGTATAAAGATTTTGCAGATTATGGATGGGATGTGGGTTCATACTGTCACAAAATATACGCAGGTAAAGAAAGAGAAACAGACTCTCAGGTGATCATTACAACCTGGCAATCTATCTACAAACTTCCCCGACAATATTTTTCAAGATTTAATGTGGTAGTAGGAGATGAAGCACACCAGTTTAAATCAAAGTCATTAGTATCTATAATGACAAAACTTTCTGATGCCAAATATCGTTTTGGATTTACTGGAACACTGGATGGATCACAAACTCACAAGTGGGTATTAGAAGGTTTATTTGGTCCTTCTTATAAGATTATTCGTACAGATGAATTAATGCAGAAGGGTCACGTTGCCAAACTGGATATTAATATTCTTCTATTGAAACACCCACCAAATAAATTTGAAACTTTTGAGGAAGAAGTTCAGTATATTATTAATCATGAGCGTAGAAATAAGTTTATTCGCAATCTTGCTCTTGATCTTAAAGGTAATACTTTAATTCTTTTTTCAAGAGTAGAAGGTCACGGACAACCATTATACGATCTCATAAATAATAGCATATCAGACAATCGCCATGTATTTTTTGTTCATGGTGGTGTAGATACGGAAAACCGAGAAAAGGTCAGAGAAATTACTGAAAAGGAAAATAATGCAATTATTGTGGCGTCCTATGGTACGTTTAGTACGGGAATTAACATTAAGAATTTACATAATGTTATTTTTGCTTCACCTTCAAAGTCTAGAATCCGCAATCTCCAATCAATTGGAAGAGTATTGAGAAAGAGTGATAACAAAACAAAAGCAACTTTGTATGATATTGCCGATGATATCAGTTATAAATCAAGAAAAAATTATACACTTAATCACTTAATAGAAAGAATTAAAGTTTATAATGAAGAAAACTTCAATTACGATATTGTAAACATACCAATTAAAAGCTAATGGGAGAAGAATTTTATAGCAGCATTAAATTAGTTAGTGGAGAAGAAATATTTTCATTGGTCTCAATTGATGAAAATGATGGAGATCCAATCATAGTGCTGCAAAATCCAGTTGTAATTAAAGTTATTACAAATCAGAATGGACAAATGATAAAGATAAAACCTTGGATGGAAATTCCATCTGATGATTTCTTTATTATTAGATTAGATAAAATTATTACTATGACAGAAGTTAATAATGAACTTATAATAAATTGTTATAATAATTATATTGAAAGTGATGATGACGAAGTATTAACTACTAACCCTAGTGGAAAAGTTAAGATATCGGATAGAATGGGATACCTATCTTCAGTAGAAGAAGCCCGTAAAAAACTAGAAAGTATATTTAATAATAAAGATCATAAAGAAGGCTAAATCTCATCTTCAAACCTAACAAAGGCATTCTACTTACTTTTTGAATGTTTGTCAATAGGACATAATAATGGTATAATAATAATTAATATTTTAAAATTAAAACAAATGTTATGCCTAAAAAGAAATCAGAGCACTATGTAAATAATAAGGAGTTGCTAGAAGAAATTATTGTTTACCGATCAAAGTATCTCAAATCCAAAGAGAATGGGTTGGCAAAACCTCAAATATCAAATTATCTTGGCGACTGCTTTTTAAAAATTGCAACTCATTTATCATATAAACCGAACTTTGTAAATTACATGTTTCGTGAGGATATGATTTCTGATGGTGTGGAAAATTGTATTCAATATATTCATAATTTTGATCCTAACAAAAGTAGCAATCCTTTTGCTTATTTCACTCAAATTATTCATTATGCTTTTTTGAGAAGAATTCAAAAAGAAAAGAAACAGTTAGAAATAAAATCTAAAATTATTGAAAGAAGTGGATTTGATGAAGTGATGATGGTGGATGAGGGCTTGCTTTTTGGAACTAGCAGCGACTATAATACTATCAAAGACAACATCCAATACAAAACCCGATGAAGGTTGCTATCATTACAGATACTCATTATGGTGCCCGAAAGGGTTCAAAATACCTCCACGATTATTTTGAACTCTTCTATGATAATATTTTCTTTCCTGCCCTTGAAAAGCATGGAGTGGAAGCAGTTATTCATATGGGTGATGCGTTTGATAGTCGTAAGTCAATTGATTATCAAAGTTTGGAATGGGCAAAGAGAGTTGTATTTGAACCTCTGCGGAATTATGAGGTTCATATGGTTATTGGTAACCATGATTGCTATTATAAAAATACCAATAACGTTAATTCTCCAAGTTTATTGTTAAAAGATTACCCAAATGTAAAAACTTATAGTTCTCCTCAAACCATTAAAGTTGGTGGATTGGACATTATGATGGTTCCTTGGATTTGTAGTGAGAACTATGATGAAACCTTAAATCATATTGAAAAAACAAAAGCAAAAATTGCTATGGGGCACCTTGAATTTCAGGGTTTTCGGGTAAATCGCAATCTTGTTATGGAGGATCATGGACTGGACTCGACTATTTTTTCAAAGTTCAAAAAGGTATTTTCTGGTCATTACCACACTCGTTCTGATAATGGAAGTATCTTCTATCTCGGTAATCCTTATGAAATGTATTGGACGGATGTAAATGATACTCGTGGATTTCATATCTTTGATACTGAAACCCTTATTCATACTCCAATTAATAATCCTTATAAATTATTTTATAACATTTATTATGAAGATACTCCTTATCAATTATTTGATGCTACAGAGTATGAAAATAAGATTGTTAAGGTGATTGTTCGTAAAAAATCAAAACCAAAAGATTTTGAAAAATTTATTGACAAACTTTATTCTGCAAAAATTCAAGAACTTAAGATTGTAGAAAACTTCGACATACAAGAAAATGAAAATTTTCAAATTGAAGAAGAAGAAAGTACAATTTCAATTCTTAATCGTTATATTGATGAATCTGAATTTGAATTTGATAAAACAATCATTAAAGAAATTTTTCAGGATTTATACCAGCAAGCTTGCGAAGTAGAGTAAATGTTTCTTCTAACTCTGAAAGATAGAAAAGATGATGGTGCATATGCTGTGCAAGATCAGCACGGACAAAAAGTTTTATTTCTTTTTGAAGAAGAAGATGATGCAACACGTTATGCTTTAATGCTTGAGGACCAAGAAGAAACTGAAATGGATGTCGTTGAAGTTGACGACGAACTTGCAATAAAAACCTGTAAGATGTATAATTACAAATACGCTGTAATTACTCCTGACGATATCGTAATTCCCCCTAAAAATGTTAGTATTTCATAAAATCAAGTGGAAAAATTTTCTTTCAACTGGAAATCAATTTACAGAAGTTAATTTAGAATCAAACAATACAAATTTAATTATTGGAACAAATGGAGCAGGTAAATCTACAATCCTAGATGCACTTACATTTGTTCTTTTTAATAAACCTTTTAGAAAAATTAATAAACCACAGTTAGTTAATACTGTAAACGAAAAAGATTGTTTGGTTGAAATTCAATTTTCCGTTAATAGTAGAGATTATTTGGTTCGGCGTGGAATTAAACCGAATGTTTTTGATATTGAAGTAAATGGTCAACCTCTTCATAAAGAAGCAGATGATCGTGCTAATCAAAGAATTCTTGAAGAAAATATTTTAAAAGTAAATTATAAGTCTTTTACACAAATTGTTATTCTTGGAAGTACTGCATTTGTTCCTTTTATGCAGTTGACAACTGCAAATCGTCGTGAAGTAATTGAAGATCTTTTAGATATTCGTATTTTTTCTGCGATGAATAATATCGTCAAAGATAAAATTCGTGCTCAAAAGGACGAAATCAAATCTTTGAATGTTGCAAAAGAAAATTTTAAAGATAAAATTAAAATGCAGCAAGATTTTATTGAGGAACTTGAGAATCGTGGTAATGCCAATATAAATGCCAATAAAGAAAAGATTGCCAATTTAGATTCTGAAGTTGGCATTTATATGGATGAAAGTGCTAAAACTGAAGAGAAGATTTTTATTTGCACTAAAGAACAAGAAGAAGTTATTGGAGCGGAAGAAAAGTTAGTAAAACTGAACAATCTTAAGGGTAAATTATCTCAAAAAGTATTTACAATTACCAAAGAACATAAGTTCTTTACAGAAAATACGGTCTGCCCTACTTGTACTCAAACAATAGAAGAAGAGTTTCGGTTAAATAGAATTACAGATGCTCAAAATAAAGCAAAGGAACTCCAGAAAGGTTTTCAAGAACTTGAGGAGGCAATAGAATTAGAAAAAGAACGAGAGCGTCAATTTATAGTTCTATCCAAGGAGATTACAAAACTCAATCATGAGATTTCTCAAAACAATACTCGGATTTCCCTCAACCAGAGACAAATACGAGAACTTGAATCTGAAATTCAAACTATTACCAAGAACCTTGCAAACAGAAATACTGAACATGAGAAACTAGAAGAATTTCAAACTAATCTCCAAAACACAATAGAAGACCTTTCAAATAAAAAACAAAAAATCGTCTATTACGATTTTGCCTATTCTTTACTTAAAGATGATGGCGTTAAAACGAAGATAATTAAGAAGTATCTTCCGTTCATAAATCAGCAGGTGAATCGTTATCTTCAGATGATGGATTTTTACATTAATTTCCATCTGGATGAAGAATTCAACGAAACTGTAAAATCACCCATTCACGAAGACTTTTCTTATAGTTCATTCAGTGAAGGTGAAAAAATGAGAATTGACTTGGCACTACTCTTTACTTGGAGAGAAGTTGCAAGAGTTAAAAATTCCGTCAATACTAATCTGCTGATCATGGATGAGGTCTTTGATTCTTCGCTTGATGGTTTCGGTACTGATGAGTTCTTGAAAATTATTCGTTATGTGATTAAAGATGCTAATATCTTTGTGATTTCTCATAAGGCAGAACTGCACGATAAATTTGAAAATGTGATAAAATTTGATAAAGTAAAAGGATTTAGTAGGATAAGTGTATGATTGGAATTATTGGAAATGGATTTGTTGGTAATGCAGTATATCAAAACTTAAGAGATAAAGTAACTTGTAAGGTTTTTGATGTAGATAAAAACAAATCTTTTAATACTTTGGAAGAAGTTTTAAAGCAGGCATTTATTTTTGTATGTCTTCCAACTCCTATGAAAAGCACGGGAGAGTGTGACCTTTCTATTTTGGATAGTTTCTTTAAAGACCTTCCAAAATCTGTTGATGGTATTTTTGTAATTAAATCAACAGTACCAATTGGAACAACTAAAAAATACTCTAAAAAACATAAAGTTATTCACAATCCAGAGTTTTTGACTGCTAGAAATGCGGTTGAAGATTTTAGGAATTCCGAAAGAAATGTTGTTGGTGGAGATAAAAATCTTTGCCAACAATTTGTAAATTTCTTTAAAACTATATTTCCAGACATTCCAAGTGTTATAACTAGTTCTGATGAAAGTGAAGCAATTAAATATTTCGCAAATAGTTTCCTTGCTTGTAAAGTAGCATACTTTAATAAAATGTATGATCTTTGTGAAGCAGTTGGAATGAATTATGAAACTGTTTGCTCTGGTGTAACTTCTGATAGTCGTATTGGTAATTCACATACACAAGTTCCTGGGTTTGATAATGACCGTGGATTTGGTGGCACCTGCTTCCCCAAAGATCTGAATTCCCTCATAGTTCAGATGGAAACCCACGGGGTGGATGCCGATATGCTAAAATCTGTAT